AGAATTATGTCTAACTCAGTTAGCGTAATTAATGTTTAGTATTTGTACGCCAATGCTCCGGCGTTGTAGAGAGACGAGGAGCGATAGAGGTGGATGGCCCGCAGAAAAGCTATATTTAGCTGGCCGGTGAAGTACTTAAGTCATAATGAGTACTGGCAACTTATTGTTGCTGGATGCTAATATCTGTAGTCTGTCCGATCTGTGCGTTGTTTTCACACAATTTACACATCATGTACAAATTACACGTATTACCATCTTATTCTAGATATATATTGACAAATTTTCAATATGCTGTAATAACTTTCTATTCTAGATGTGATATTATGTTTTATAGCACCTTTACTTTATTTATGGTTCAGCATAATTGCTAACCTTGTTTCCTCTTAAAGGAAAGCCGTTGCATCTTGGCACATGCAACTTCGTCAAGCCAGTTTGTTACACTACTATAGTGTGTAGCCTGAAAATGATTATTTCAGTCCTTTTAGAAAAGAAGATTAATCGCCTTCAAAAATAAAATAAAAATATTTATTTACGGTTCGAATGTAATGATTGATTAGATTATCAATAATTGCTGGATTCAAGCCAGATCTCTTGTTTAACATAAGCAGGTTTGTCCCGTTCACTGTCCTTCAAATTGTGCATGGAATACCATGAGGGTTGCTCTTTCCTGCTTCTTTAATATTTTAACTTTAACAATAAGAGCTCTAAGGCCTATCCCATTGTAATTTATTCCAATGTGGCTAAAATAAGTCCTTAGTTGTCGAGTTATGTTAGAAACATTTGTTCACGTTACCGTGGAGACGTTGAACAATGGAATATTAGAGGAGGCGTCCTGGATGGATTTGGGTTATCAGTTATTTGATACCTTTTCATTTATTATTTCTTACTTATTTATTGCCTCTATTGACACAATGAAGATTTCAATTCAATTGGACCAATATAGAGCATCCACAGAGGCTAAATTTTTAACTATGGGCAAAGACATGAGGGCCACTGATTGCCGTAAAAACTTTGTTTCCATCCCTGTGACTTGTGAGATTAACAATCATATTTACGATTGTGTAATTGAATCATTTATGCCTAGTTGGTACTTGACCACTGAATCTGGTTATGAATGTAAATCATTACCACTTAGTGAAGCGAAGGGGCCGAGCCGCCCTGGAGGAGATGTTTCAGAACATAATAAGTTCTATGCAAAAATGAGGATCGCCAAGAGTTCATCTCTTAAACCACACAATGATCCAAATTCGAGCTACTCGAAAGGCGTAAGAAAGGCCAAACAACGATCCAAACGAAATAAGAAGAAACAATTCAATAGACAGAATGCATTTGATCGTGTGCAACGGACCGTAAATCGGTCTAATCCTGTCTCGTTTCTCGAACCACGAGAATATGACTTTGATAGATACAAAAAGTTCAAGAAGTGCACTATGCCAAAAACGGAGTCTGGAGTTGATATTACTGCTGCTTTTGTTCCATTTATTGGTGCCTACTTTGATGAAATTAATCTTATAGTTGACGTCATTGTAGCATTGTTTTCTGATGAAAATAAGCACACTAAAATATCTATTATATCAGCAAAACTCAAACACTTAGATGATAATGATGAGTATTTCATGAATTTTCTTGTCACACTTCTCCTCTATGGTCTGATGCCTCAGACTGAGAGCAAAGGGAATCAATACTTTGACAAATTGCAGAGGATAGTTGATAAGGTATCTGAAGATGAGGAATTGAGGAAAACTTTCCTTTACACACTCTCTGATGTTATACAGTGTGTGATAGGTGTTCTTAATGCTAAGTACACTACTTCTTGTATACATTTAATATTGGAGATGTTCAGAAGACACGATAAGACAGGAAGTTTAAATGCTTTCATTCCCGCTTTCAATTTTTGGTCTAACATATACCATAAATATATGAAAACGGGACCGGTTCCAGAGACCGAAGGAAGATTTGCTGATATGGCTAATTTTGTTGATAGCATAGGACACTCTGACTTCTGTGGTCTCATATCTCTGGCTTGGAG